CAGTAAACAAGGCTAGTAATTCATCCATTAAGTTTACAGGTTTACCACCTTTAGTTAAATCTTTAGTAAGTGCATCCCCTATTTTTCCACCACTGGTAATAATACCAGGTTTGACTCCATTTAATATGTGAGCAAATGATTTAATAAATTTATCTCCCAAGTCATCTGTTTGTGTATAAACAAATCCTCCGCCATCTTTTCTACCATTTCTTGTAGTAACATCTATAAATCTATCAAACCCTAAAGGTTCTGATACAAAAGGTTCAATCAATGTTCTTACTGGACCGTCTTCTGCAAACATAAGATTTAATACAAACTGTTCTGTCTCTTGTGGATTTAAATCTTGAGCTCTTGCTTGAGCAATAGCTGCCTCTAAAGGTTTAGCTAAACTATCGTATGGACTGAAGTAAGAAAAATTAATAGCTGCACTCTCTCCATTCTTCCATTCTTTAACAGCAAGAAGATTTGAGTTTGCATCCCATGATGCAGCGGATGATCTTTTATAAGCGTCCCATTGAGAATCTGTACTGCCTGTAAGCAACTGAGAAATTTCTTGGAAACCGTTACCTATTGCATAACTAGTTAAGAAAGCTCCGGTTAATCTTCTTAGACCCATTTGTCTAATCACTTCATTAGGGTGAGCAGCTTCTTTTAATCCTGTGCTTATAATATTAGCCCCTGTTCTAAGAATTTCTGCAGGGAAAGATATGAAATTTCCAAAAGGAAGTTTTCTTAATTCTTGAATAACTGGAGGTACTTTACTGTAAGTGGGGTAAGTGTTTCTTAAAAGATAAGCTGACCCTTCTTCTATAGCATCATCATAAGTTTTAACTACACCCGTAATGGGATCGATAGAATCAAATTCTTTACCCATGTATCTAAACCAACTTTTAACGTCGTCTATATTTTTTAATCCTTGAGACAGTTGTGACTTACCATACTCCCAACCGTATTGTTTCCATAAGTTATCTCCACCCGCATAAACTCTTGCAACTTTATCTGTAGGTGCCATCTTCATTAACTTATCAAACAAAGCATCTGTGGTATTAATAGAACCGTCTTTCAATTGACTTAAAACTGCTTTCATTTCTGATGCTACTACGTTTTCATCCCAGACTCCTAGTCTTACTAATTTTTCTACGTAAGTATTAAATTCTACTTCATCAATTTTATTACCACCGGCTTTGAATATATCTCTTGCTACAATTCTCATAGCGTCAGCAACACTAGCTCTGTTACCAACGTGACCATTCATCAATGAAAAGAATGAAGCTGAAGTTACATTTCTAACTTGTGTTTGAGGAGAATATAATGTTTTACCTATCTGTACCCCAACTTTAAATTGTATTGCGTGTCTGTAGAAAGCCATTTGAACTAATTTATCTAAAGCGTTTCCTACACCTTGAAACATTTGTACATATTCTGGAGAAGTATATTTATTTAATAAATCTGATTTCATAATTCCAAGTCTTGGAACTTTAGTTATTTTTTGTGCACCAATAAATCCTGCATTAATTGCATCTTCAGCATTATTAAATAACCAACCATTTTTTACTCCTGATTTTGCAATGTAATCTGCAGCTCTTTTGTTAGCCATAGAGGCTATAGCTTCGGAAGTTGTGTAAGCAACAGATCCTTTTAAATTTCTTTCAGGTCCAAGTAAGTTTTTAATTTCTGTAGGTAACTCTTCTCCTGTTTTTAAAAATCTAAATTTATCATTTTGTAATATTCTTGTACCAATTTCCTTTAATTGTACTAAAGGAGATTTACCTTCTGCTTTACCTGTTCTTAATATATCTTCCGCATGCATTCTAGCTGATTCTTTATACGCTTCTTCTGCATCTAATTTAGGAAAAGTTTTTACTGCTGATTCTCTTAAATTTCTATTTTTTTTAATTACATTATTTACAAGATAACCTATAGCTTTGTCCATTACCCCAGCTTCGGGAACATGTTCTGGGTTTGTAAAAGTTTTAAATGATCTAACTAAATATTTGTTAATGTTATTAACTTCTAGATTAGACATGTCTTTCATTATTTCATCTGCTTCTTTACCTTTAGGTAAAGCCTTTTTCATTTCACTCATTATTTTTTTAATGTCAGACATTAAATCTTTAGTTAAAGCTTGCAATTCTTTAGGTATATCATCTATTAATCTTTGACCTTTTAAAACTTCATCAATTTGATCTAAATAATATTTCTCCATTGGATCAGAAGTAGTTGCTTTATTATATCTACCTTCAAATGTTTTAGCTAATTGATAAGCAGTTTTTTCTAACCCTTCATAAGTTCTATCTATTTTTCTAGCTCTAGCTTTTATATATAATTGCACCGCTTCTGACACACCTTCAATATCTTTTGGAGCTTTACCATAAGATCTAAACCAAGATAGTTTATTGTCTAATGACTTAAGACTTCTGTCTACTATTTTAGGAGACGTTATAGATTTTAATCTCCACTTTTCAAATGGAGGTAACTGAGTTACAATTTTTCTAGACATACCTGATATAATTGCAGGCGCAATAAGTCTATTAATTGTAAACCCCGTTGCGTTTTGTATTTCTTTAGATAATTCTTTTGCTACTGGAGCAATTGGATTTTTAATTCCTTTATAATTTTTTAGCCCTAATTTAAACCTGTCTGCTCCTAATAAGTATTCAGCAGGCCTAACCATTAGATTATTAATTCCTTTAGCTCCTAATTGAGCTGCTCCAATACCATCCACTAAAACTTTCTTACCTAATTTAACTTGAACTTTATTAGCTAGCAAAGGTTTTAACATATACTTGTACGCTAGTTGAGTTCCCTTACCTACCAATGGGAAACCTCCTCCAATCATTACACCCTCAAAACCATATTTAATTCTATTTCTAAATTCAACTCCTGCTTTTTTTCGACCTGACAGACCTTCTGTGCTTTCTGGTTCAAAAAATAAAGATTCTCTTCCAGGTTCTGATGCTAAGAAATCTGTAATCCCTACAATCGTTGCACCTTCAAGTGATCTCGCTGCAATTTGACTTACCTTTCTAGCCTTACCTCCTTTAACAGAGTTTGCAGCTTTCCATATCTTACTTATTGCAGGTATTCTTCCTACAAGTTTTGTAACAGCGGAACCGGGTACCCCAAATTGAGTAAGAATTGAAGTCACTTCTCCTCTCCATGTTTCAGGACGATTGATTAATGTTTCTTCTCTATCCATTGCTTTTTCAAAAGCACTATATAGATCTGTTCCTGCTATAATATCTGTTCCTGCAAAAAATAATGAACCCACACTGTTTTGAAGATCCGTGATCCCTGATTGAATACCCTTGGCTATCTCATCAAGTCCTGCGATGTAATCTTTTTCTTCCGTGATTGTTCTGTCATTGATTTTAAAGGTTGCATTGTATTCGTCATCTCCTGGAAGTTTTGATATAGCTTCCATTGGATCTTTGCCCGTTAAAATAGTTTCAACCATTCTTTTACCTGGTTGCAACGTTTGCATTAGGCTCATTATGTTTTTAGGATTAGGCTTTGCAAACCACTTGACAGGTTTTTTAGGTTCGCTGCTACTGGTTAAGGCTTCTTGAATTTTCATCTTGACTTGTTCAAGATCTAAAGGTTTGGGATCCCTTACTTCTACTTCGATAGCTTCATCGTCTTTGACATCTAAGAGAAATCGGTCGTAGGCAGTTTCAGCCATGTTACGCCTCCGCTGGTAATACTAAATTAACGCTATATTTTTTATTAAATTGATCAACATCTTGTTGAGTAGAAATCATTGCAAAATCTTCTAGTGCTTCAGCACTGCTTGCCATAAGATTAATAATATCATCTGTAATTTCTTGTGGTAATCTTGCTCTTAACTGATCAAAGCTGATTGGGTTATCATTTTGTGGAGCTACTGTTTCTTCCATAGCCATGTTGCCTTGAGGAGCTTGCATGTCCATACCCATTTGTTCTTGCATTACATCGCCACCCATATTGTAACCTACTCTTCCACCGGAAGCAAATTGACCTAAGATTCTTTGTATCTCAGCAATAACTACAGAGTATAATTTTGGATCTGTTACTCCTGTGTATAAACCTGTACCAGCTATTTTATCTTTTTTTACAGCAGCGTCAGCTAGGTCATTGTATAAATTTTGACCTGCACTAGACTTAACAAACAATTCTAATGTTGCCGCAGTGATAGGATTGTTTTTAGAAAGATTGTTTCTAGATGTTTTTAAAACATCTAATTCAATTTCAAGTTTTTGTTTTGCTTCTGGAGTAAGACTTTCATCTGTTAATTGTGATTCAATATCATATATTTTTGGAATAATTTTTTCTAGTTGTGCTACTTTTTGTAACTCAACAGCCATTTTTGCACCACCTTCGTTGGCTGCTCCAGCTGCTGCGATATCTATATTACCTTCTAACATCATTTTAAATAGATCAGCTTCAGATTGAGTCTTACCCATTCTTTGTGCATCTATGTCAGCGTATAATTGTTCTGTTGGACCTTTAGCAGACGTTGCCATTGCAGATAGTAAACCTTGTGTTGGAGATGTTGATGCTAAGTTTAATCCAAACGAAGTTAGAAACCTTGACATGCCTTCACCTTGAGGTCTTTCTGGATAAGGTCTGTAAGATTCTATAACCTCATCAGTCATTCCTTCTCTAGTGTCTTTTACTATATCTCCCATGTTGTAATTTTGTCTAGAAGATTGTAGACCAGAAGTAATACCAGAGCTTGTGGAACCCCCCATTCTAAACATTGGTCTTTTTAAAGTTCTATTGTTCATACTAATCTTTGTTATTTATAGCGCCGTAAATTCCACCAAGTGTTGATCCAATTGAAATTGCATTTTGTAATGGTGAAGGGTTAGGTGCAAATTGTGAAGTTGTTTGACCTGGATATCCACCCATCAATCCTGCTACTTGACCTGCGTATCTAGATAAGTTTTCTTGAGGTAAGAAAGCAGCTTGTTGGTTAGCTTGTGTTGTTGCAGCTAATTCAGCTTGTGTCTGCGCTTGGTTTGCAGATCCTACTTGACCTAACGATGCAACATCTGATCTTTGTAATCCTGGTAACAACTGAGCTAGGCCCTGTTGATTTGAAAATTGTTGTTGTCTTTGTTGTTGAGCTTGACCGAATCCTTGTTGTTGTAATCCAGCTTGAAGTAAAGCTCTTTCTCTATCTGAACCTAATTGATATTCAGATTGCATAACACCTTCTCTACCGCCGCCATAAGCTCCAGCAGCAATTGCTGAATCTCTTTGGCCTGTTCTTTGAATAGCTGCGTTTCTGTCAAACTCTGAAAGCGAAGCTTCCATAACTTGTGATTGGTAAGGAGACATATACTCTTGAATAGATCCTGCTCCCGTTCCGCCACCGGCTCCTGTTAATGATTGTGCTTCATTTAAAAATGGTTGGTAACTTCCAACACCTGATCTTGCTAAATTATAAGCTTCTGTTTGTGCTACGTCTTGGCCTGCAACTTGTGGTGCAAG